GCGAGGAACGCCTGGCGAAGAGGGCTTCGCGGACCCTCTGACCGGGTCGGATACACTCGCGGCTACACCTGAGGATGGAAAGTGGAGCCGCCTGTGGGAATCGAACCCACGACCTTCTCATTACGAGGGAAACGGGAGCACGCCGCATGGACTTGCATGCACTCCGAACGGCCCGATAGTGTCTCCATATGGCGCACCGAGCACCATGTGAGTACATGGCAAAGGCGACACGTCGCGGATACACCGTGGCGACACCGCCCCAGAGAAGACCCGAGCGCTCCTAGCGGGGCGCTCCACCAACAGAAGAGGGCCGCGATCCTGGCAGATCACGGCCCCAGCCCCACCCCTGATGAAGCAGGAGAAGGACAGATGAAGCGTACCAATCGCACCCGTAGAAGACCCTCGACCGTCGGCGTCCTCAGCGACTCCGACATGTGGCAGGCGCACGGCAGACCTCCGGGCGGGAGCAACGGCGCTCCCGCCAGCACGCAGGCGCTAAAGCAACGACCAGGAAGAAGACGATGATGACGTCTCAGGCAAGCAAGGGCAGAACCCACAAGACCCTCGGACGCAACGACAGGTTGCTGCGCTCCGAGCAGAGCCTCCGCAAGGCGGATACGGACCCGCAGGGGCTCCTGACTATAGATGCGGTTCGACGCCACATCATTGCCCAGACGTGCCCCTACTGCGGTGCCGGTCCTTTCAAGTCTCTCGCCTCTCACACCAACAAGGCGCACGGAATCGACCGCAAGGAACTTCGCGAGCGTGGTGGGTTCCTCGTCTCAGAGTCGATCGCCGCGCCGGAGTACAGCGAGGCGTGCCGCCAACGCGCTGTCGAGAACGACCAGGCCGCGGCGATCGTGAAGCACTCGCGCGATACCGCTGGCGTGAAGCGAGGCCCGCGCCCGCTGAACGACATTGCGAAGCAGAAAATTGCGGATACGGTCCGGGCGACGAACGACCGTCTTTCTCCCGAGCAGCGGAGCGAGCGTATGAAAGCGATCGCCGCCGCTAACCCTGCCGGGTCCGCTGCTCGCCAGCGTCAGGGCAAATCCCTCCGTCAATGGCACATCGAGAACGCCGACATCTCTGCCGCGATGGTGTCCGCCATGCAAGCGGGGTACGCGACGCCGGAGACACAGGAGAAACTCGCTGCCGTTGCCGAGCGGCGACGCTTTCCGCACGGGACGGCGGCTCGATACAGCCACGGCGGGTGTAGGTGCGACCCATGCCGGGATGCGAAACGGGCTTCTCGCCCCGGTCCGGGCATCCGAAGTGGGGAGACGCATCCGGCCGCGAAGCTGACGGACGCGCAGCGCGCCTCCGTCCCTCTCCTGGTCGGCAAGGGGCAGTCGCAGAAGTCTGTGGCAGACGAGCTTGGGGTGTCTCAGGGGACCATCTCGCGCATCATGCGCGAATCACGCGATCCGAAGGGCTGAGGACAGCGCATGGCCACGAAGACCCGAGGGAAGGGCGAAGGCTCGGTCTTCCTTGACTCCCGCGGACTGTGGAACGCAGTCCTCGAGCTCCCGCCCGTCGACGGGAAGCGGCGACGGAAAGTGCTCCGCGGCAAGAACAAGGATGCGCTGATGAAGCGCTTCCGCATCGAAGAGAGGGAACTTGCGGAACGCGGTGACCTTCCGACCAGCGACCAGACCGTCGCCCAGTGGATGAGGTACTGGTTCGAGAGCATCGCCGTGAAAGACGTGCGGCCGAAGACGGCAGCAAGCTGGCGAGGGTTCGTCTTCAATCACATCATTCCGACGATCGGGACCGTGCGCCTCTCGAGGTTGAGTGCGAAGCATGTCCGAGAGGTCACCGACCGCATCGTCGCCTCAGGCTTGAAGGAGTCCACGGCGCTCACCGCGCACCGCATCATGTCGGTGTCGTTCGAGTGGGCCGTCCGCGAGAACCGCATCGCCCGGAACCCGGCGAAGCTGGTGCCGGCGCCGAGGAAGAACATCCCCGCGCTCGAGGTCCTCTCGCGCGAGGAGGCGTACGACGTCTTCCAGCACGTCCTGAAGGACAAGGAGTACGGGGTCCGCTGGGCGATCGCGCTCCTGACGGGTGCGCGCCGCGGGGAGGTGATCGGACTCGAGGCCGACCGCGTCACCGACGTCCTCGACCTGTCGTGGCAGCTGCAGCGCCTGTCATGGCAGCACGGGTGCGACCCGGCGTGCGGCCGCTACCGTGCGGCGCAGTGCCCGGCGAAGAGGCTGCAGGTCCCGGCGGACTACGAGTACCGGCCGGTCAGCGGCGGCCTCTACCTGACCCGCCCGAAGTCCCGCGCCGGCTGGCGCATCATCCCCCTCGTCGAGCCGCTCCGAGGACTGCTGCAGGCGCACATGCAGGCGAACCCTCCCGGCGAGGCGGGCCTGATCTTCACCATCGGCGGGAAGGCGATCGACCCCGACCGCGACTCCGACCTGTGGCGGGCCGTGCTCGCCGACGCTGGGATCAAGAAGCGCGTCCGGCTGCACGATCTCCGGCACACCGCGGTCGACATGCTCTACCTCGCCGGCGTCCCCGAGGACCTGATCGTGCAGATCGTCGGCCACTCGTCGCGGGCGATGACCCGCGCCTACGCGTCCCGCGGGAACATCGTCCGGCTGACGGAAGCAATGACTCAGATGTCCGAGCTCGTCACGAAGCGAGCCCCCGCACATTTAGATAGGTCCGTAGAATCCGCGTAGTCACGCCGAGCTCGTGCGCGAGGCGCGCGGAGTCCGGGTAGACCCTCATCACGTCGAGACACTCATCCAGGTCGATCAGGTTCGCTCCGGCGAATCGGTCGGCCTGGATTTCGTGTTTCTGCCGGTCGTCGCTGTGCCCGTAGGCCGCGTGCCCGATGCCGTGCGCGAGCGCTGACCGGTCGTGGAGGGCCCTCATCCCGGACTTGATGACGATCGTCTGGTGGTCGGGCAGCCAGAGCTCGTGTGCGGTCCGTAGCGGCCGGTGGATGACGGTGAGGCCGAGCTCTTCGGCGTGCATGTAGGGGTTGTAGCTGCGCCCCATCGTGCAGCCCCTCCTCTGGTCAGTCGAAGTGTTCGTCGGTGTCCATCTCCGCGTCGCGCGTGGCCGCCTTCCGGTCGATCGCTTCGAGTTCGTCGACGCTGAGGTCCTCGACCCGCTTCCGAATGGGGGTGACGTTACCTCCGGCATCCGACATCTGTCGGGGGGCGAGTGCGTCGAGTCCGCCGGCGCGGTCGACTGCGCGTCGCATGATGTGCTCGACGGTCGTGCCGAACGCGAGGGCGATCTTGCCGAGCTGGGTGACGTTGATGTCTCGCTCGCCGCTGAGCACGCGGTGCAGGGTGCCGATCGGGATCCCCGCGGCCTTCGCCAGCTGCGCGGCGGTCATGTTCTTCGCTGCCCTCTCGGCGCGGATCTCGGCCGCGACGGCGGTGTTCAGGACAGACTTCTCGTTCTCCATGCGGCCCACGCTACTGCCCAGGCGGAGCGATCTGCATCCATTTGGATGCCCCATGTACTTGCATTGCTCCATATGGCGTAGTAGCTTCGCCGTATGGAGAGAAGAGCACAGCAGTTCAGCCCGGCCGAGAAGGTCGCGGCCGCGCTCGACGCACGCGGTATCGACGCCGCGACCCTCTCAGAAGCCACCGACATTCCCCTGCCCGTCCTCCGCTCCGCGCTCGCTGACCCGAGCGTTTGGACGATGGACCAGCTGGGGCGTGTCGGTGGCTTCTTGCGTATCCACCCCATCGAACTGATCGGAGTCGCCTGATGAGCGAAGACCTGCCCCAGCTGGCCTACTCCATCCCCTCCCTCGCCCGAGCGCTGGACATCAGCGTCAACGGCGTGCGGAACGAGATGAGAGTCGGCCGGCTCACCCCCGTCTACTTCGGGCGGAAGCCGCTGTTCCCCGTTCCGGAGGCCAAGAGATGGCTTGAGTCCCTTCCGACGCAGAAGACCGACCGGGCCGACGGGCGGGCCGTCGCATGAGCGCTTCAACTCTTCCATCGGTCTCCCTCGGGTCGATCATCCGGGCGACGTTCGAGTCGAACAGCTCGACGGACATCGAGGTCCTGACCGATGCGGTCTTCGCCGCGATCGATCCTGCCGACTACGGCTTCTACCTCCGCAGCGCGATCGGAGCGCGCCTGTCCTCGGAGATGGGTTCGGCGCGAGCGAAGGCCACCCCGAACATCCGCAAGGGCGTGTCTACGAAGCAGTCGATCATCCGTGACGAGTACTGGCCGCGGTTCCTGCAGCAGCGCATCTTCGTCGGCGGCCGGGCGATCATCCTCGCCGACGCGTCGCCTGCCGATCTGCGGAGCGTGGCTGACAGCCGTCGCAACCAGGCGGCGGAACTGTCGTTCCGGGCCGAGCAGTTCGAGACGCTCGCCGGTCTTATGGAGAAGAGCCGCGTGTCCCGTCTTGAGGACCTCGACCCGGCCGCTGCTTCTACTGTTCTCGGTCGTGCCGCATGAGCACTACCACCACTGACTTCCGCGGGGCCGTCGAAGGCGCGATGCCCAATGCAGTTCCGCCCCGCGGTTCTACTTCCCTCGACCAACGTGGACGCGACTCCCACTGCCGCTCCGTCGAGGGACCCCTTTCCGACAGCCACAGCCACGGCGAAACCCAAGACCGCTCCGCTGTCGGATCCTTTCACCCTGCTGCTGCCATTGATGATGCGAACTTCATGGCAGGGACGCAGCAGCAGGGCTCTACTTCCGCCAGCCACTTCGCGCCCGATGCCCATAGTGGCCGCGCTGGCGGGAACCCTTGCTCGGCTGACCTCATGGTCGAACCGACTCACATATCTCGAGCGAGTCAGTCGAGTCCTACTTCCGGCATCCATCCGTCCGCCGACACCCATCTGAGTCGCGATGCCGGAACCACCGTCCCCGGGGCCATAGCTGCGGCGTCCTCCACCTTCGGACCGCCCCGGGGGCCACTTCTGTTCGACGGCTACCTCTGCCTCGTCTCGGACTCGCTCGACGACATTGAAGGGCTGAGGATCGCGACCGACAACCGGATCCGCTCCCTCACCCGCACAGAGGAAGACAGCGATGGGGAGTACCGCGGGCTCGGGCTCGACGCCCGCTCCCCCGAAGTCGCTCGCGCCATGGTGATGGCCGAGTCGATCCAGGCACTCGAGCACCAGACCACCCTCGACCTGCAGCGCATCCTCCGCAAGCACCCGCTCCACGGGTGGGTGAAGCGCAGCAAGGGCATCGGTGAGAAGCAGGCCGCGCGTCTCCTGGCAGTCATCGGCGACCCGTACTGGAACGACCTCCACGACCGTCCCCGCACTGTGTCCGAGCTGTGGGCGTACTGCGGCTACGCGGTCAACTCGGGCCGGGCGCAGCGGCGCACGAAGGGAGTGCTGTCGAACTGGAACGACAAGGCCAAGATGCGGGCGTTCCTGATGGCGCAGTCGTGCGTCAAGTCGGGCGGGCCGTACCGCGATGTCTACGACCAGGCGCGGGAGCAGTACGCCGAGGCTGTCCACCCGCACGACTGCGTTCGATGCGGACCGGCCGGGAAGCCCGCTCTCGAAGGGACCCCGCTGTCCGCCGGCCACCAGCACGCCCGGGCCCTTCGTCTCGTGGCAAAGGCGATTCTCAAGGACCTCTGGATCGAGGCCCGCACCGTTCACGAACAACAGGAAGGAATCGAATCGTGAAGAAGCGAGACATCGAACTCATCCGACGCGTTGTCCGAGAGGAGCTTCGGAAGCGCGACCGAGAGCATGACATCGAGAAGGCGATCATCTTGCCCCCCTCCGCCTCGGTCAGCGTCACCGAGCTCATCCGCCAGCGCGCGTCGGGCCCCGCTCGGTTCCGCCCGTTCGACACCGGCCCCACCGAGAAGAAGAGCTGATGGCTATTCCGCCCATCGCTGATATCGCAGCCGTTTACAACAGCGCTCTCGCTAGCAGCCAGCCGCCAACCGTTGCAGTCGCTCAGCACTACGGTCGACCGCACCGCACCGCCACATACTGGGTGCGACGCGCTCGCGCCGAAGGTCTCGTCCCGGAGTTCGTTCCTTCGTCCCTAGATTTTGTCTCCGCGAGGACTGCGGCTGTAGCGGACGCTCTCGGAGTCGATGTTCAGGCTCTTCGCGACGCGATCATTGACCACGCTGACGGTCAACTGCGGATCAAGAAGACGATGCATTCGCGAACGGCATTGGAAGCATGACTGCCGCGAAGAGGTACCCGACTAAGCGCGAGAAGACCTGGCAGATCGTGATCCTCTGGGCAGCGAACGTCTATACCATCGCGTCCTGGTTCACCGATCTACCGGGATTGTTCGGACTCGCGGGCATCATCGTCGGGCTCTTTTGGGCCTACATGATTGCGACTCGCGAGCGGGACTGGCTGATCCGAAAAGTCGAAGCGTCCCTGCGACGACTTCCCTCCTAGACCGCCGGCAATCCCGCCGGCAGGGGCCGGACCACACGACAGAAGTCGTGGATGGAGACCACCGGCCCCACCTCTTCCCCCATCAACTCGTGCCCGCTGGGGAGGGCAGCTTCGCCATGCCCTGAACCGGGCGGAAGGACCACACCATGAGCAAGCAGTACGGGGCGCTCCTCTCGAGCGCCTCCCGCGACACCGTCGGCGACGACCTCGTCGGCAAGACCTACGACAACCCGAACGATGCGGCCGAGTACGGCGCCCTCGTCGCCCTCGCGCAGCCCGGTATCCAGTACACCGTCGTCGAGCGGACCGACGGCGGGCAGTGGATCGAGTGCGGGACGGGACGGTCGGTCTCGGACGTCATCGACCGGATGCTCGGCCCGATGCACTACCGCCTCGACGCGCTCGCCGGCCTCGGGGCGGTGGCCTGATGCCGCGGCAGGGCGCGAACACGTTCGACCACGCCGCGATCGTGAAGCTCGCGAAGGAGGGCTACGTCGCTCGCGAGATCGCGGCCGAGCTGGGCTGCTCGAAGTCGCTCGCCGAGAACGTCGTGAAGGGCGCGAGAGACGCCGGCGAGGCGATCCCCCGGGCCCGCCGGTCTACCCGGGACCCGAACCCGGCGCCTGCCCTGAAGCCGAAGCCGAAGCCGAAGCCGACCGGTCGTCGGGTGGAGGGCGCCCCGCGGTCGCCGATGGAGAACGACGGCATGTACCTCCCGGTGCCGAAGATCACCGACGACGAGGCTCGCACCGTCCGCAATGACCTGAAGCGTCGAGGGCTGGACGACCTCATCGCGATGCTCGGCGTCGGACAGGCGGTGGCCTCATGAGCGCCGTTGACACGATCCCGGCTGCCGTCGGCGTGCCGGCGGGTGTCGCCCTGTGGCTCGCCGTCCTCTGGCCGGCCCTCCCGTCCCGGATCCGCGAGCGGCTGACCCCTCACCGGTGGATCGGCGCTCAGGCCCGGTACTGCACCGCCCACCAGCGGTGCCGCGGCCGCCTCCGCTTCTACAACCAGTTCGGCGTCCGCATCTGCGAGGGGACGACGACCCAGGCGCCCGCCGCCTTCGTCGGGTTCGACTCCGCGAGCGTCTGGTCGCGGGTGATCCACTGCGAGCTCCACCACGGGCACCGCGGCCGCCACTACAGCATCGACGCGGACAGGACGTGGACGCGATGACCTCACCGAAGGGACCGAGCATGGACATCTACTACAGCGTCTGGGACTGCGTGAAGGAGAAGCGAACCGGCTTCGACCTTCCGATCGAGCACCTGTCCTCCGCCGCAGCTCAGCTTGAGTGCGACCGGATGAACGAGGCGTTCAAGACGAACAATCGAGACGGAAAGCGCTACCAGGTTCGAGCTCACTCGCCCGCCATTAAAGCCGCGAAGCGGAGGCACGGCGCATGACCGCCGTCGATGAGGAGCTCGCACTGGTCGAGCACCTCGACTTCGAGGCTCCCTGCTCCATGCCCGACTGCGAAGACCCCGCTCGCTACTCCCTCGCATGCCGTTTCTGCGCTGATGTCTCGCTCGGATGCGAGCAGCACGTGCGCCGCCTCATCGAGCGCAACAACCTCCCCGGTGCCTTCGAGTGCCTGGTCTGTCTCCACATCGAGAGCGACCTCTACGCGCTCGTGCACATCCATCCGCTCAGACCGTGAACGCCCCGCTCCCGGTCGAGTTCCACGTCGACGGCATCCCGGTCCCCCAGGGATCGAAGACGGTCTTCAACAACCGGGCCGTCGACTCCAACCAGAAGAAGCTGCGCCCCTGGCGCCGCCTCGTCGAAGCCACCGCCCGCCACCACATGGCCGGCGCCCCGCCCCTCGACGGCGACCTCACCGTGTCGATCGAGTTCCAGTTCACCCGGCCGAAGACCGTGCGCCGACTGCGCCCCTCGGTCAAGCCCGACGTCGACAAGCTCATCCGCTCCGTCTTCGACGCCCTCACCGACGCCGGTGTGTGGCCTGATGACGCCCGCGTGGTCGAGGTCACCGCGACGAAGGTCTACGCCCCCACGGCCGGCGCGCTCATCCGCGTCGACCACATCGAAGGAGAACAGAAGTGACCCAGGACAGAGAGTTCGTCCGCACGGCCGCCGACCGCCGCACCACGGCCCGCGCGATCGCCGCGTCGGACGAGTACCAGGAGCTCCCGCCGACGTCGTCCGCGGACTTCCCGCCCCGCGCCGAGCAGGACGCGTTCACCACCGGGTGGGACGCGGCCGTCCTCGCCGTCTTCGCCGAGGTCGACGCGCTCCTCGCACCCGAGGCGTTCCTCACGTCGGCCGGCGTCTCGACCGTCGTCCGCAACCAGCTCGCAGGGATCCGCCGCCGCTTCGAGGTGGCCGAGTGACCGGGCAGCTGGTCGAGGATCTCGACGAGACTGCCTATCACGCTCACCCGGCGCTCTCCTCGACCGGCGCCCGCCTTCTCCTCGAGGCCCCCGCCCGGTTCGATCACAACCGCCGGCACCCGCGTCCCGACACGAAGTCCTTCGACGTCGGGACTGCCGCGCACTCGAAGGTCCTCGGCGTCGGCAGCGAGGTCGTCGCCTACCCGGACGACGTGCTCGCCGTGAACGGCGCCGCCTCCACGGCGGCAGCGAAGGCGTTCGCCGCTGACGCGCGCGCTCTCGGGCAGACGCCGGTGAAGGCCGCCGACGCTCGCGCCGTTGACGCGATGGCCGAAGCCGTGCTCCGGCACCCCGTCGCCCGGCAGCTGCTCGAGGCGGAGGGCGCGTCCGAGGTGTCCGCGTTCGCGATCGACCCGATCACCGGCGTCGAGGTGCGCGCACGCATCGACCGGCTCACCGCCGACCGCAGCGCGATGATCGACCTGAAGACCACCGACGACGCCTCCCGCGACGGCTTCGCGAAGACCGTGGCGAAGTACCGCTACGACGTGCAGGACGCCTGGTACGAGGACGTCCTCGCGATCATCGAGGGCTCCGCGCCGCGCATGCAGTTCGTCGTCGTCGAGAAGTCCGCCCCCTACCTCGTGGCCGTCCACTCGCTCTCCGACGAGTTCGCGGAGATCGGTCGGCACGGGGCCGCGAAGGCGCGCGCGATCTACGCCGCGTGCCTCGAGCACGACGCCTGGCCGGGCTACCCGGCGGAGCAGGCAGAGCTGATGCCGCCGTTCTGGCTGACGGCGCAGTACATGGAATCGAGAGTCGCATGAACGACGTCACCTACGCGCAGAACAAGGCGCGCATCATCGCGCTCCGCGAGGAGCAGAACCAAGTCGAGGCGCTCCGCGAGGAGCAGAACCAAGTCGAGGCGCTCCGCGAGGAGACGATGGATGAGGCCGTCAAGAGGGGCGAGGTGTTCGTCCTCGACTACTGGTACCTCCACTACCAGTACCAGACGGCGTACTTCACGCTGGCGGAAGCGATTGAGCGGGCTGAGGACGACTGCTCTCCGAACCACATCGTCGCGCCGAACGGCGATCTCCTCGACCCGTACACGGGCGAGAAGCGCGAGGTGCAGCGATGAACCGCACACTCCGCAAGCCGTCCGGGCTGCCGTCGTGGCCGATCCTCCTCGTCGCTGGCCGGGAGAAGTCGGGCAAGTCGTTCAGCGCCGCGAAGGCGTCCGCGTCGCCCCTCGTCGGCGACACCTACTGGGTGTCCATCGGCGAGAAGGACCCCGACGAGTACGGGTCCATCCCCGGCGCCCGCTTCCAGATCGCCCCGCACGACGGGACCGTCCTCGACATCGAGGCAACCATCGCGTGGCTCCGCACCGCACCCCGCGGCGACAAGCCGAACCTCCTCGTCATCGACTCGACCACCCTCCTCTGGGAGCAGCTGTCCCGCGAGGCGACGAACACCGCCGAGCGAACCGGCCGGCGCGACAAGAACGGCGAAGTCATCGTCGGCACCGACCTGTGGAACAAGGCGAACTTCCAGTGGAAGCGGATCTTCTCCGAGGTGAAGGCGTGGGACGGCCCGGTCATCCTCACCGCCCGCCTCGAGCTCGTCGCCGTCATGGACGAGCGCGGCCGCCCGACGCCCGCGAAGACCGAGAAGGTGAAGTCGCAGAAGAACCTCCCATTCGACGTCGACGGTGTCATCGAGCTGCCGGCGCGCGGCGAGGCGTGGATGTCCGGGGTCCGGTCGGTCCGGTACCAGCTGATGGAGCGCACGCAGCTCCCGGCCGACTGGTCCTTCGACTGGCTGTGGCGGGCTCTGGGGCTCGCCGAGTCCGAGGTTGCTCCGGCGGTCCACTCGGAGACTGCTGACGCGGCAGACGACAGCACACCGGCTCCGGTGACCGCATGAGCGCGAGCGGCTTCTCCCCTGCGACGCGCAAGCGCATCTGGGTTCGGGACGCCGGCGGCTGCCAGTGGTGCGGGCTGCCGATCCACGAGGGGCAGGAGTACTCGATTCAGCACCGCCGTGCTCGCGGCGCCGGCGGGTCATCGCGTCCGGAGACCGACCTGGATGGGAACGGCGTCCTCATGCACGGCACCGGGACGACGGGTTGCCACGGGCACGTCGAGAAGTACCGGGAGGAATCCCGCGCCCGGGGGTTCACCCTCTGGCAGTCGTGCCCGGTCCCCGCGGACGTGCCGATCCAGGTCGAGGACCCGACGGTGGGCCGCGTGTGGGTGCGGCTGGTGGACGGGTCGTCGGGGAAGGCGTTCGTGCCGGAGAAGGAAGCGGTCGCCGTGTTGGTGGCCGCCGGATACAGGAGAGAGGAGGTGGCGTCGTGAAGATGCTGTACATCGCGGGACCTATGACCGGGTTCCCCCACTTCAACTACCCCGCGTTCGACGCGGCCGAGGTCGCGCTTCGGGCCGCGGGCTACGACGTGTTGAACCCGACGAGCTCCGAAGCGGAGAACACGACTGGCACCCCGCAGGCATGGGACTGGTACATGCGCAGAGCGCTGCGGATGGTCACCGAGGCCGACGCGATCGCGACGCTCGAAGGGTGGCAGCAATCGCGGGGCGCCTCCCTCGAGGTTCACGTCGCGACCCGGCTCTGCATGTCGATCGCCCCCGTCGACTCATGGGTCTCGCAGGCGGTGGCCTGGTGAGCGTCAAGGTCAGCAGCTGGGTGTGGCATGACCACGGAGGCGTGCAGCTGAACGCGACGGAGCTCCTCGTGCTCATCGCGCTCGCGGACGTCGCGGACGACAACGGGCGTTGCGTCTACTACTCGTCGGAGGCGGAGAACTCGCAGGCGGCGTGGTCGGAGAAGTGCTGCGTGTCGGTGCGGACGTTCATCCGCACGGTCCGGTCGCTCATCGACTCGGGGCTCGTGAGCGTGACCCGTCAGGAGCGGACGGGGACGAACGACTACCGCGTCCTCGTACCGTGGGCGGAGGAGCCGCGAAGTGCCAATCTGTCACCTCGCGAAGTGACATCTGCGACCGAATCGACGTCGAATCTGTCACCTCGCTCCTCTCTTACACGTAGTGACGTATCTAAGGCTCTCTCGAAGGGCTCGAGGATGACCCCGGACTGGTCACCGTCGGCCGGCGATCTGGACTTCCTGCTCACCGACGGGCCGTCACTGGACGTCACCAAGGAGGTCGCCTCCTTCCGGGACTACTGGCTGGGCGTCGCCGGCCAGAGAGGCGTGAAGCTCGACTGGTCCGCGACGTGGAGGAACCACGTCCGCCGCCAGCACGGCTACCAGGTGGAGCGCGGGTGGAAGCCGGCCGAGGTCGCTGAGGCGGCCGGGAACTGGGCGTTCCTGTGAGCGCCGCGGAGCGTGAGCTGATCGGTTCGGTCCTCACCGACACCCGCCTCTACCCGCTGGCTCGGGACGAGGTGACGGGCGACGACTTCGAGGACCCGCGCCTCGGCCTGATCTGGGACGGCGTCGGCCGGGTCCTCGACTCGGGCGGGGACGTGAACAAGGTCAGCATCATCGACCACCTGCGCGAGTGGGACGTTCGGGGGCTGACGTTCGACGACATCTTCGAGCTGCCGTCGGACACCGTCTACGCCGGGAATGCTGCCAGGCATGCCCGGGTGGTGCGCACGAACTCGCTGCGCCGCCGCTCCCTCGACGCGGTGGTGCGTGCTCGCGCGGACCTGAACGATCCGGGCGCGGACCCGGAGACGACGATCACGAAGCTCCGCAGCGAGCTCGAGGTGTCCTCGACGACCCGCGACCGGTTCATGCCGATGTCGCTGCGGGAGGTAATGGCGACGAAGGTCGAGCACGAGTGGGTCGTGCCGGGGCTGCTCGAGAAGCACGAGCGCCTTATGGTGACGGCTGCCGAGGGTGTCGGGAAGACGACGCTCATGCGGCAGATGCTCGTCCTGCCGGCGGCGGGGCTGCACCCGTTCACGCTCGAGCGGATCCCGCCGGTGCGTGCTCTCGCGATCGACGCGGAGAACACGCAGACGCAGTGGGCGCGGACGACGAAGCGGATCGTGAAGCTCGCCGTCGAGCAGGGGCAGCGGGACCCGCAGGACTCGCTGACCGTGATCACGCCCGGCCGGTTCGACGTGTCGGAGCCGCGCACGATCGGCGCGATCCACCGGCTCCTCGACCGGCTGAAGCCGGACCTGCTCTTCATCGGCCCGCTGTACCGCATCGCGAAGGGCGTGACGAAGGAGGAGGACGCGGCCGGCGTGCTCGCGGCGCTGGACGAGTTCCGGGATCGGGGCGTGGCGATGCTCATCGAGGCGCACGCGGGTCACGGGCTGAACGAGGACCGGCAGCGGGACATGCGTCCGCGTGGGTCGTCGGCGGTCATGGGCTGGCCGGAGTTCGGTCTGGGCGTGATCGCGGACAAGGAGCCCACGGGCAAGTACTTCGTGAAGCCGTGGAGAGGCGGTCGCGAGCGTCGCGACTGGCCGACGGAGATGTGGCGGGGGAACGCCGACCGGCATGAGCCCCCGTTCGTGGTCAGAGGAGGACCCCAGTGATCGAGAGACAGATGACCGAGACGACCGCGGAGGTCTACGCGTCCGACTGCGAGCAGGTGCTGCTGGTGATGCGGCGGAAGCGGACGGTCCTCGCGCCGGCCGAAGCGCGGCAGCTGGCGCAGGAGCTGCTCGACGCGGCCGACGAGTCGGAGGAGCCGCCGCCCGCCCCGCCCGTCGCGCTCTGGGATGGCACCTACATCGCGATAGGTGCCTGACCGTGGTCCGCATCGCGGCCGGCGCCGAGAACGACTACCTCGACGCGGAGCTCTGCGGCCACTGGACGCTCCCGATGGCCTACGACGACGTGCCCGGCGAGGACTGGCCCCGCGAGGCCCGTCTCCTGCAGCCGCAGGCCGAGTACGACGACATCCACCCCTGGGTCGACGGCGGAGAGCACGCCGTCTGCCTCGACACACCCACCACCACGAAGGAGGCCTGACATGGCCGGAGAAACGATCATCACTGTCGTCGGGAACCTGACCGCCGACCCGGAGCTGCGGTACACGCAGGGCGGTCTGGCCGTCGCGAACTTCACTATCGCGTCCACCCCGCGGGCGTTCGACAAGCAGTCGAACGAGTGGAAGGACGGGGAGGCGCTGTTCCTGCGGGCGTCGGTGTGGAAGGAGTACGCGGAGAACGTCGCCGGGACGCTGACGAAGGGCAGCCGCGTCGTCGCGACCGGTCGTCTCAAGCAGCGCTCGTACGAGACGAAGGAAGGCGAGAAGCGCACGTCGATCGAGCTCGAGGTGGACGAGATCGGCCCCTCGCTTCGGTACGCGACCGCGCAGGTGGTGCGGAGCGCCGGTGAGCGTTCGTCTGGCGGCCGTTCGGGTGGCTTCGGCAACACCGGAGGGGGTCAGCAGTCCTCGGGCTTCAGCGGGGCGCAGACCGGCGGCGCCAGCTGGCCGGCCGCCAACACCGAAGAGAGCCCGTTCTGAGCATGAGCCAGTCGCGAATGGTCGGCGCAGTCCGCGTCTGCTGGGAACCGATGGAAGAAGTCAGCCGAGAGAGCCAGGGCGAGCGGTGGTGTTTCAAGTGCCGATCCCGCCGCAAGTTCTTCTACGTCGTGACCGCGCCAACCGACCCGATGTCGTACTACGGGCCGAACCCGTCCGTGCGATGCGGCACCTGCGACCTGCCAGACGGCGACCTGTTCCCCGGACGAGAGCGGGAATGGGATGAGTGACCGCAAGTCCGGCAACGACTGGCGCATCTTCCGATGCAGGTCACATCGCGGCGAATGGATCGCCTGCGAGTGGATCGAAACCCTGTACGGCGGCTACTGGTCCACCCTCGCCGACTTCACCTCGTGGCGGTCGGCGATGACATACCTCGACCGCCGCATCCGCTACCTCTACGGCAACAAGGAGACCCGATGACGAACACCGAACAGCCCGACCTCGACGCGATCGAGTCGCGCGCAGCCTGGGCTAGCTCCTACAGCACCGACGGCGTGCAGGCGGTTGCCGAGCGCTTCCGGATCGCCCGCTACGACGTACCCGCACTCATCGCCCGGGTGCGCACCGCGGAGGCCGCCCTCGCCGCGCTTGCTGACGCCTGCCCAGGCTGCGACGGATCGGGGGCCTGCCCTGCCCCGGCTCACCAGCACGGATGCTTCGCCGACACCGAGGGTCACTGCAACGACCCGGGCGAGCACGGGGAGCGCACCGTAGAGACGGCGGAGGAGTGGGAGTACGGCATCCGCATGGAGGACAGCGGCACTGAGTACTGGAACGTGCCCGATCCGCGCGGTCACGTCAAGCAGTGGAGCGAGACCTCCCTGATTCGCCGCCGCCCTCCGGGCAAGTCTGAGCCTGTCCCGCCCACCCCCGAGGAGGGCGACCGATGACCACCGCTCAGCAGCTCGCCCTCCTCACCCGGGAGGAGCAGGCCGTCCCGTGCGCGAGACGCCACACCCTCGGCCACCTCGACGACTGCCCCGGACTCTTCTCCCCGTGCCTCGGATGCGTGTTCACGCCCGCCGACGTCGGCCACCTCTGCGCCCCCTGCTACTCGACCGTCCGGTACAGCCTCCGGGCGATCGGTGAGCACATCATCCACGGATGGTCGACGCTCATCCCGTCGATCACGAAAGCGCCGGCACCGGAACGGGTGCAGTCCTCCCGAGGGTGGCGGCTTCCGTGGGCGGAGGAGTCCGAAGCGCTCCTGCACGCCGCGTACGGGACGCTCGCGTCGGAAGCGGTGTGGCATGCGCACATGCTGGCCGTGGACCCGCCTGCGGGCCTGCACCCGGCGACGCTCACCGACCGGGACATCACCCGCATCCCCGTCCGTGACCTGACCGACACTGTCGGCGTCCGCCGGTATGTGGAGGTCGTCGTCCAGTGGGAACTCGCCCGCACCCGACCGATCGTGGAGCGGGCGGCAGGGACCGCCGCTGACCTGTACGAGACCGTCGTCACCCTCGCGAAGCAGCTCAAGGGCCGCTTCCCGATGGATCCCCGCGGACCCGAACTGATCAAGGGCCTCGTCTGCCCCATCTGCAACGCGGCACGCATCTACCTCCACGGCGCGGGGACGGAGGAGCCGTACCTGATGTGCGGCGTCAAGGACACCCGCAACCGTGAGGGGTCGGGCTGCCACTCGACGTGGCACGGGGCGGACATCAAGCACGTCATCACCGAAGGAGCAGCAGCATGACCAGCCAGGACCCGTACGTCGGCGAGATCTTCCAGGACCGCGACCCGCGAATGAGCGGTCGGCGCGTGCGGATCGTCGGACTCCACAAGAACCAGACCCTCACGACGGCCCAGATGAATCACAAGCCGAGGCTGGGTGGTGAGCCGCGCGTATTCGAGGCGATCCCCGTCGACGGGCACGGCCGCCAGAACTGGCACATCGCGACGCGCCTGTCGACTCGAACGATCGACACGAAGTTCTGGAAGGTGTCGCACTGATGAGGGCCTTCCTGCTCGTCCTCGCAGCTGTCACCGCTGCTGCCGCCGCGATCGTCGGCCTCCACATCGCAGCCGGCGACCCCGCGGTCATCGAACTGAAGCGTGATGACCAGGTGCGCCCTCAGGGTGTCCGCCCCGCCGAGCGCATCTTCCAGCAGGCGTACCGCGACCTGTTCTTCCCGGCGATGGACCACCCGCGCCGCACCGCCACTGACCCGAAGGAGACCCCTCGTGGCTGACACCGACCCCCGGACCCCGGACGCCGTGCGCGCCCTCATCGTGGACTTGCCCGTCCTGCGCTACGACATGCGACACAACGCCTCGGAGATCGCCACTCTCGACCGCGCCGCCGCCGCTCTCGAGGCGTCTCTCCCGCGAGAGGACGCCGACCTCGACGCGATCGAGGCCTGGCTATCCGACGCCTGGGATCGCGGAGGCTGGGATGAAGTGGGCCGCGTCGTGCTCGCCCGGGTGCGCGCCGCGGAAGCCGAACGGGACGAAGCTCGCCGCCGCCTCGGCGTGATCGAGGACTCCGCTCGGGACGGCCTCGCCGATTCAGACGACGACATGGAGATGAGCGCCTACTGGGTGTTCATGGTCGCGACCGGGCAGGACCAGGAGACCACTCAGCCGCGCTCGCGCACCGTAGAGACGGCGGAGGAGTGGGCAATCGAGTTCGAGCGTCGTGCCGAGGACATTCGAGCGGCGGCCGAGCGCTACTCCGGGTACTACGCGGGAGTGCGATCCGCCTACCAGAAGGCCGCGCAGGATCTTCGGCAGCCCGTCCCGCCCACCCCCGAGGAGAGCGACCGTGCCTGAGCGGATTCGTCTGTCCCGGCAGAAGGGGTGGAGGAAGCCGGTCGGGGCGGTCGTCGTGTCCCGCCCGTCGAAGTGGGGCAATCCGTTCCGCGTCGGCAAGTCCGGCGTCGCGGAGTATCCGTTCTCGGTGCGGGGGACGATGAACCATCTGCTCGGCTGCCACGAGACCGCCGCGGAGGCCCGCGAGCACGCCGTCGAGCTCTTCGAGATGCACATCGGTCCGATGGGCTCCTACGAGTACGACGCCGAGACTCTCGAGCGGTTGCGCACGCAGCTCGCAGGCCACGACCTCGCCTGCTGGTGCTCGCTCGACCAGCCGTGCCACGCCGACGTCCTCCTCAAGCTCGCCAACGGGCCTGTCTTCCCCGAGGTCGGCACCCGCGTCACCCGCACCATCCGACGCGGCGGGAAGACGACCACCACCGTCACCTACGAGGGAACCGTCACCGCCCACCTGAAGACGAAGGTCCGGGTCCGCTGGGACCGCCTCAACGGGGCCAAGACCAGCGCCCACCTCTCCGACCACTACCCCCACGACATCCAGGAGAAGAGCCATGCCGACTGATGACGACTACGAGGCCATGCGCGTCGGCCTCTGGCAGGACCCCGCCCGGATGGCAGGTGAGGTGTGCCTCCGCGGCACCCGCATCCCCGCCGACCAGATCGCTCTCTACATCGAGGAGATGCGCGAAGACTGGGGCGTCACCCTCGAGCAGATGATCAGCGTCTACCGCTGGGACGAAGCAGGCCGACCGGCCGTCATCGGCTCTGACAGCCCGCTGGCGACGTGACCGAGGGGGTGTACTCGGTTCGCGGTGCAGCACGACGAGTGCACCGCCACCGCCGAACCATCCAGAGGTGGATCAACCACGGCATGCCCCACCGGCGGCTCGGCTCCCACCAAGTCGAGATCGACGAGGCAGACCTCACCCTCTGGCTCCGGAAAGCGCTCATCGCCCAGAAATCGGCCCGATTTCAGCCGAAGATTTGACAGGCACGGTGTGTCGCCATCTACCTTGATGATCACCACGAAACCCACCCCCGAGCCGCGCGCTCCTCCGGGTGGGTTTCGTCGTACCGGGCGGGTGCCGCCACAGAGTCGCCACGACAGCGGCGCGACACCCGCCCACACCCGACCGGGCTGGTCGGAGGCTCTCCCAGGTTGCCGCTGGGGAAAACCCACCGTCGGAGACGACGGTGACGGATCGCTGCCAAGGTCGCGAGTACGCCGGAGGGTGGGCCTAAGAACGAGGCGTCGGCACACGCCTACTCCGACCAGCCCCCACATCACCACGGGCGCGCACATGAAGGCGCGAACGTGGCCAGCCCCAGGGATGCGACTGGGTCACCAACGCTGCATCGTCCCGGCCCGCTGACCACCGAACCCCAATGCGTCCAACGAGCAGCCGAGGCCGGGACCACCTACCACGAGGGAGCAGCAATGTACGAGCCCATCCGCGGCACCCGCTACGACGCCGACACGCCCCAGGCCGAGGCCGCCCGCTCCCGGGTCGCTCGCCTCGCTGCCGACCCAGACGAGCGCGCGAAGGCCGCCGAGAACGACAAGGCCGCCTAATGCCCTGGGCGCCCTACTCGTGGGGACGCGGCACCGCACCCCGAAAGCGCACTGGCCGCGCCGCCCAGGTGTCGAAGTACCCCACCCCAAAGCGAAGGAAGCAGCGATGAAGAAGCAGGACCCGAAGCACATGATCTACGCGGCGACCGCGCGATGCGACTGCGGCGCGGGTCTCGCCTACGGCACCGAGGACCGCTTACCCGGCCCCTTCCGCGCACCGTCCGCCTGGGACTGCTCGGCCATCCTCCTTCAGGAGGCAGTGCCCGCAGGCCAGCCCGGCGCCGTCGGGCACACGCAGCCGCTGCCCTTCTCGATGTACGAGATCAAGTCGGAGAACCAGCCGTCCGCGAACGGCCACAGCACTCGACCCTGACCCGCACGGCACCCCACCGAACCGGCTGCAGCGTCGCGCCGACGGTGGCGGACGTGCGCCCAACCTGAAAGACTCCGGGACCATGAGCAACCCCGCGCCCGGCTGGTACCCCGACCCGACGCAAGCCGCCACCCAGCGCTACTGGGACGGCAC